TTATAGATAACTTTCCGGTGGCGGCTCAAACCGTTGCAAGCACGCTTCCATCAAAGGAAATTCAAAGCGGCGCAACTTGGGGTTCTGTGGCCTCTTCTCATCCAACATCGTGCTGAGCCGTCGGCACCCTTTACTAATGGCGGTATTAACGGCTTTGACTTTCCAGTCATACAACGGGCGATCAGGGAGCTGACGAATTTGTTCCAACAACTTAGAAAATAACGACCCTGGATGTATGAAGGCTCCCCAACACATCAGGGTTAGATTGATCGCGCACACGACTTCCTTATTCAGAGGATGCATCCCCCCCCTACCGTGACTCTCCCCATTGCCACGCCCACCACTTACCGCTTCCTCTGGCTCCCCTTGTAAGGGATCGAAAAATGGCAACGGAGTCATGGGCTTGTCACTCAGTGCAGCAGCCAGTTCCTCAGAAAGATCAAAAAAGCGCGCAGCGCAACCTTTGTCCCCAGCATAAAGAATCGCGACCGTCTTCCCAGTGCTGCGTTCAGTCGCATCAAACTGGTAATAACAATCCTCCAGAGGGCGGCCACAACAGCAACGCAACGCCATCCCTTGCAATAACCGCGTGTGCATAACCGGCGTCAAACGATATTGGTGCAGGATCTCCCGTTTTTTATCGTCACCTGGACCATTGGTAATGAACATTCAAACCCCAGAAAAATACGGATAATAATCACTATATTAATGTGACAAATTAAACATATTAAGAACCCTGGGGCACACCATCTACATTTAACCCATCGCACTCACACGTTTGCTGCCCCTTGCAACATCGCGGCGACAATGACATACCAGTCAAACAGCACCCGGCACACAACGCGGCCAGCGATGGCATTACATCCCCGGTCACAGACCTGCACCATCGCGGCTAACGGCACGACCTGCAACAACGGTTCCCAGCAGTGCCAGCGACTTAACGCACTGCAGTTACTTCCTGCCTGCGACAGCGTTAACGTCCCATATGCCGTCACGCACCACGCGATGGTCTTGGCTGGTTCAGTCATCCACCTGAGTCCCACATGACATCCGCCACGTGACTGCAGTCCCCCTTAGCATCCGGCACCCTTTGTTTTGATTGGAATCGCCTCCTGTATCTTCCAGGCCAGAATGAATTCATCACCGACCCAGACGGTGCCAAAGTGATGTTTCACCGCTTGACCGTCTTAAACGGTAGACACCTGCGCCTGCTGTGGTTTGACCGGCTCCGGTTTGGGACGCAACGCCGCCGACACGTAGGCCGCCACAACCACAATCGCCAGTTGCCACACCCACCAGTAGACGGCCTGTGCGGGTGCGCCGTGCGGTGCAGGCAGCGCCGCGGCCACGCACACGCGCACCAGCTGCACAATCAGCACCAGCACGCCCAGGCCCAGCGCCCAGTGCTGGGCGCAGACGCCCGATGGCGTGTCATACCACCAGTAGCGCAGCCGCCACACCCAGAGGTGATACCAGCGGCGCAGGCGTGCAATCAGCCCCATGACATTGATACTCTCTCGGGCGTGTGGAGCGGACGATAGACCGCACCGCCAAAGTGAATGGTATTGCCCCGCGCTGCACAGGCGTCCCAGGTGCGCGGGCACGTTGGGAGCACCGTGATCTCTCAGTCATGGCGCATCCTGATGGGTCGCGTGCACTTGGACACGGCAGGCGGCCTGGGCGTTGTATTTGTTGATTTCGTTGATGTACAAACCGATCACTCTGCGGAAGATGGCGAAGATCTCTGGTTGTTCATTTGGAATCGGCGGTACTGGCAGGGGGGGGAGTCGGTCGCAGACCGCTTCTGAGCGCGTTGTTGGCAGTATCCCGGGCGGCGCTAAGCTCGTGCACGATGCGAGGGGCAATGACACTGCAATCACTAAGTACGCGAATAATGCGGATACGTCTGATGTTTTCATCGGTGGAAATCCTGTTGTGAGTGACTGCTGCGGCGGCTGATCCACAGCAGTAATGCAACGATGAGCAAGAAGGGGGGAAAGGTCATCACGAGGCCCTGCCTTCGCACAGGGCACGTTCATCGGCACGGCGCAACACCAGGCCACGCACTTCGTGGCCTGCGGCGTGTTTCCAGCGGTCCAGTTCGGCGCTGGACGCTGGGCCAATCGTGCATCCAGGTGACTTCGGGACGTTTGGACCAGGCTTGGTAGAGGGGGAGGATGGCATCCACCAGTGATTCAACCAGGTTGCCGTCGACGTCGCGGGGGGTGGGGACGATGTTGATGCCGCTGGGGCCGATGATGTTCTGGACTAAGGTGGATAGGCCGCCGCTGATGATGTCGTGGTTGCGGTCCAGGTGGCGTGCTTGGTTGCGCAGGGCCACGCCGGTCATGGTCACGATGGTGTTGCCGCTGCCAAAGTCGCGGGAGGCTTGGCGCAGGTGCGTTTTTTCCGCCGCTTCATAAGCCTGTCGGTAGGCAACGGCTTTGACGCGGCTCTGGGCACGGGAGGCAGCCCAGGCTGGGGCAAGCTGGAGGAGGCTGCGGTCGAAGGCGGCAACGAGGCGGTGCAGGCGCGGGGGGGCGGTGGTCATGGTGCGTCTCCGCCGCTGTCTCTGCGGAAGTCGGCAATGGCAATGCCAACGGTGCCGCCCGTGGAGGGGGCCGCTTCTGCGGCGGCGCGGCGCAGCCATTTGTCCAGTTCATCGCTAATCCATTTGGCATCGGCGCGGGTCACTTGGCGTTCGCCATACCGGACGGATTGGCCCAGCAGGACTTTGCGGTAGGCGTCTTTTAGGAGTGCAACTTGGTCGGTAGCAAGGCTCATATGTCTCTCTGGTGTTGGTTGGGAAGCCACTCGGTAAGCCTGGTGATGGGGGCTTTGGTGCGGCGCGTCGTGCGGTTCATAGACGCTTGTTCCAACGGTCGGAGCCAAAGCCGCTGTTAGGAAGCGATGGCATGTCATGGGGGGCGCTGGGTGGGGCGGGGGTGGCGGTCACTGAGCGCAGGGTGCCGCGGGCGGTGTCAGTGGGCGGGGCAGCTGGTGGGTCAAAGAGGCTGCCGTTGGTCGGTTGGTAGAGTGCTTGGAGGGCTTCCCATTGTGATTCGCGCATGACGTCGACTTTGAGTGCGGGGGCCAGGGTGGCCCAGAGGGCGTAGACGGCGGTGTCCAGGGGTTCGTTGCGCACGCCGCGGGGTTTAATCCAGCGTCCGGCGTCTTTGTCGAAGTATTCGGCGGTGAGGCCGGCGAAGTAGTGTTCTGGCAGTGCGCCAGGATCAGGGTGCAAGGGGTCGGGGATGTCGTCGCCACGTCCGCCAGGAAAGCGCAGCATGCGGGCGCTGATGTCTTCGGCGGTGCCTGTTTGGGCGGCGTTGTCTTTGGCAGCCAGGGCGGCGCCTAGCCAGCCGTAGATCATGTGTTTGAGGACGCTGGTGCCAACGCCCCAGACGCCGACGTCTCGGGCCAGTGTTTTGCCGCGTTCGTCAACGGTGGTTTTTGAGGGGCGGTAGACGGCGCGGTCTGATTTGATTTCGGCGCGGCCACGCACGAGGTAGAGGGTCTGTTTCAGGAAGCCTTGGGGGGTGTCCAGGATGCGGGATTGGCCGGACCAGCCAACGTGTTGTTTGATGAATTGGGCGACGGTTTCGGTCCAGTTGCCGCCGTCAATGGCGACGGCGCTAATGGGCATGTCGATGCCACAGGCGGTTTTCCAGGTGCCGCGAAGGTAGGTGTCCAGGTCGGTGTAGCTGTCCAGGACGGTGGGGTCCAGGTCGATGACGGCGTAGTCAACGATGTAGCGGCGTTGGCCGCGGCCGGTGGCGATGAGGTGGATTTCAGCGCGGTCATGGGCAAGGTCCACGCCCGCCGCAAGGACAAGGCCGCCCAGGGGCACCAGGCCACGATAGACGCCAGGTTCGGCGAGGGTGGCCACTTCGTGAGCGGCGCGGGCGTCGCGTTCGCCTTGGAAGGGCAAGCCCAGAATCAGGTTGGTGAAGCCAGGCAGTTTGGAGGGGTCGCGTTTGGCTTCGGCCCATTTGTCTGCAATCTGTTTCCAGCTCAGGCCCAGGCCTAGGGGGGCGTAGGCGGCCCAAAGGTGGTAGCTGCGATGGTCGGGAGGGGCCGAGGGGTTGTGGGGGTGCCAAAAGGCGGTGCCGCCGGTGCCGCGTTCTTTGAGGATGGTGTTTTTGTGGTGTTCTTGGATGATGCAGCCGTTGACGGCGCAGGCAAAGGTGCCATCTGGCTGGAGGTGTTCCAGGTCTAGGACTTGTTCGCTGCCGCAATGGGGGCAGTGGATGTGGTAGTGGCGTTGGTCGCCGTCAAGGAAGCTTGCTTCAATCGCGCTGCCACCAGCAACGGTGGGGGTGCAGGCACGGTAGATTTTGCCGCGTTCGCCGTGGGACATGATGCGGGCGGCGATCTGTTGGTCGGCGGTGCCTTGGTTGTTGAGGTTACGGGGATATTCGTCGATTTCATCCAAAAATGCGTAGCAGGCGGTGATCTGGCGGAGTTGGCTGGAGGAGTTGGCCCATTTCACGAAGAGGGTGCCGCCTGGATATTGTTTTTCGAAGGTGTTGGTGGTGGTGAGTTTGTTGAGCAGGGGGGGCATGTCCAGGACGCCTGGGTCAAATTTGGCTACGGTCCAGGTGCGGGCGAGGTCTTTGACGGGTTGGGTGACGATCATGGAATCAATGCCGCGGTCAATGACGTAGCACACCCAGTTGATGCCGATTTCGGTCGCGCCAATTTGGCCGGATTTCATGAAGCTGACCTGTTGTACGGGGGTGTGATCGCTGAGGCAATTCATGATTTCGCGCAGCGGGGGGTGACGGTCGGTGCGCCATTGGCCTGGTTCAGCGCCTGAGCCGCGGGCGATCTTGCGGTAGGCATCGGCCCATTGGCTGATCTCCAGGCGCGGGGGGACTTCCCAGGCGTGCTGCCAGGCAGTGGAAACGGTGTGGTAAGCGTTGGCCAGTTGGATGTCGGAGAAGTCGTCGAGGCTCATCCGGATACTCCTTCTTCCTCGAATTCGAGGGTGTCGTTGGCTTGGACGGGTTCGGCGTCGGGTGTGTTGGTTTTCAGCAGGGTCGTGGCGGCGTCCTGCATTTGCTTGCAGATGTGGGCGACGTCGGTATCAATGATCTGGGTGACTTTGCCCGCATCGGTCTCTGCCGCCAGTGTCTTGCGTAGTCGGCCACTCATGCCGCGGAGCTGGTTCAGTGCTTGGCGTACCAGGGTGAAGACGGCGCGGTTGACCTCATCTACGCAGGTCAGTTGTTCGGCTTGCTTGCCCAGATCAAGTTCAGCCATGAGTGCACGCGCGACGCGCTCGCGGCGGACCGCTTCTTGCACCGGAATGCCCTGTGGGGTCATCACGGTGAAGGTGGGTACGGCAGCGGCGGGAGGGGCGGTCATGCCGCGCTTGCCGCCCTGCACGGGATGGGTCATGCCATCCAGCAGGGTGTCACTGGCGTTCACGTGGATGCGACCATCCTCGCCCAGGATCACATTGCCTTTGCGCCGCATCCGGCGGATGTAGGAGTCGCTGACGCCGCGGTGCTTGGCGTATTCGGCGGTGGTCATGGTCGTCACAGAACCCATCGGAACCCCCCCGCCCCTACCGGAACCAAAATCTGGAACCAGGACATGCACGCAAAACGGGGTCCGAATTGCCCGCGGTGCAGACCCCCACGGAGGAACCTTTGACAGCGGCCCGCCACGGGGAGCAGAAAGCAACGCTCCTTACCGCCACCGGTCCGCTGTCCCAACTGTCCCAAGCTCTCAAAACAGGTTGGGACAGCAAAACCCCCGCCGTGATTGGTTTGTCCCAACTGTCCCAAGTGTCCCAACCTAAATGGATAGATAGAGGGATAGATGGAATGTGCTCTGTGATACGCGCGCGAGCAAAAAAGCTTGGGACGCTTGGGACACGCCCGTGAATCAAAGCCCGAGGTTGGGACAGAGGTTGGGACAGCTTGGGACAGCTTGGGACAGTGCTCAGAAATCGGGCGCATCGTCCCTCCCGTTGTCATCCTGTGGATTGGGTACAGGCGCTTGCTGCCCTCTGTCGGCCTGTGGATTGGGCGCAGGCGCTCCGTGGTCGCTATACGTGCATTCACGCACCCAGCGCCACTCCCGCCCGCCTTCCGGCCACCTGAGACGTTTATGCACCCAGGTATCTTCGACGCAGGCATCCCCTGGGAGTGGATCGCGCCCTAAGCGTTTCATGATGCTGGTAACACGCCCCTGGGCACTCTTGTCATGTCTGGCTGGGTCCATGCCGATGGCAAACTCCAGTAGCTCATCGGCTGTTGTCCACAGGACACGCCACCCTGCAGTACCCTTCAACCGCTGCGGCGCAATCTCCTTCCCATCCCCTGTTTTGCGAAATTGACCGGCGAGAAATTGCTCCACGCGGGCCTCCCAGCTATCGCCGATGTAGCGTGCGGCCTGCTCGGCGGGGGCGTCATCAGGCAATACCCAGTACGGGAAGCGATCAAGGAACAGCCGCACTGCCTCGGCCCATAGCTGATCGCGCTCGGCCACAATGCGCGAGACATCCACGTTGCCATCGGCACGCACCGGCAGAAAGCGCCGCCCGCCCGTGGCATCCTTCAGGTATTCCCGATCATTGGTCGTGCCGACAAACACGCACTCCCGCCGATAACTACTCGGCAGGCGTTCGTAAGGCGCGCGAAACTTATCGGTACGTCGGGTGATGGCCACTTTCACCGCGGTCACATCCGCCTTGCCGAAGCTGTCCATCTCGCCGATCTCCACGCCCCAGCACCCCTGGATGACCTGATAAAAGTCCTTCCCCGTGGGCGACTCAGCCGTTTCTACAAACCAGTAGGTGCCGAACAGTTCGCTCAGTGAGGTGGACTTGTGCTTGCCTTGCGGGCCTTCCAGCACCAGCATGAAATCCACCTTGGCCCCAATGGATGGATTATTGGAATCCACCCACAGCACCCGCGCCACGGCACCGACCATGAAACACAACGACGCTTGCCGCGAATAAGTGCTGTCACTGGCACCGAACATGTCAATGAGCATCGTCTCCACGCGCGGTGTCCCGTCCCACTGCACCCCCGTCAGGTATTCACGGATCGGGTGCCGCCGATACCGCCGTGCAACCGCAATCACGGCCTTTAGCACGCTGTCATCGCTGCACTTCATTCCATAGCGCTCTGGATGCTGGAGCCATGCCGCAAGCTCGCTACTGTCAGCATCCACAAACTCATCGCGTGTACTGCCCTGCCATGGTGCCGGACGGGCCATCACCACCTGGTTACTGGAATCGTTCAACCAGAACAACGCTTTCAACCGCTCATCGTTCTCAATGATGGTGATGAGGTTATGCATCGTGCCCTCGACATGACCGTCGCGGGTGCGCGTTAACTGCTGCTTCCAGTCATCGGACCCTGGCACACCGCCATGACCACCGCCGCCGCCATGAGAACGGCCCTTGCCGCCATCCAGGATGGTGATCACCGGCCTCGTCATCGCCCCCCTCCCCGCACCACATTGACGTCAACACGCCGCGCCGCCGCCCAGGCGGCTGCCTGCGGGGGTGTCCAGCCATCCTTTTCGAAGGCATCGGCAAGATCCCAGCCTTTGCTGCACCCGTGCGTGTCAATCATGCCAATGCTGCGCACCCCAACGCGCGACACGTAGTGCGCCACACCCGGCCTGACATCACCGGCATCCGTGCGATTGCCCAGCATGGCCTTGCGGCCCACCTCATCGGCATCCGGCCACAGCACCACATCGCGCCCAGCCAGCGGCGTCCAGTCCACCTTACGGATCCCGTTCGTGCCACCAGGCCAAGCAACCACCGCATACTGCGGCCACGCGCGAGCGCCGACTGCGCAACACTTTTCACCTTCAACAATCAACACCGGCGCGTCTGGCTTGACCGCCAACGTATCCAAACCAAACAAGGGCCGCGGTTCTGGAAAATGCTGCAAACACCACTGCCGCGCTCCGGTCGGACTCACGCACCAGGTGAGCGTCGGCGTCCACTTTTTTAGCGCCCCCGTGTCCCGATCCTTGATCTGCGCCCGCGCCACGTAGCCGAGCAAACGCCCCTGCGCATCACGGTAGGCATCCAGGCGCTGCACCTTCAGAGGAGCGGCCCTCCCCCGCTTGGGATTCCATATCGGCACCGTCCAGTGCGCATCACCCATCACCTCCGGCGCATCTTCCGGTACGGGCAGCAGCGGCACCCAGACCATGTCAGGCACATACTTTGGCCGCTGCCGCTGCGCCTGTTGCTCGGCCTGCGGCAAGGCACCGCGATCAAGCTGACGCACCGCCTCACGGAAATCCACGTTGAGGTAACGCATCACAAAGCCAATCGCATCATGATGCGCGCCACACCCAAAGCAATGCACAAACCCTTTATGCGGAATCACCGTGAACGAGGGGGTGCGCTCGTGATGGAACGGACATAACCCCGTGTACTCAGCGCCTGTACGCCGCAGCGTCACATAGCGGCCCACCACCTCAACCAGATCAATCCGCGCGCGTAATGCCTGCGTATCTACCCTAGTCATGCTGCCGCCCCGCCTGACGCCGCTGCGCCTTCTCACGGTTGACCTGTATCCCCCATTGCACCCGAAAGTACGCAGCGACGTATTCCCTGCATCCTGGCTCAGCCGTACAGCTGGTGCGCGGGCACACCTGCGGCAGCGTTTGGATGTACACCTTCCATTGCGTCCTGGGCTGATCACGGAGCGCTTCGACAGCCTGACCCAAACACCGCGACACACTCATGCGCCACCCCGCAACAGCAACACCCCTTGCCTGCACCATGATGCTTCGGCTTCTACCCGCATCCGTTCACGCGCGGCCAATGCCGCCGCACCACTCACCCCCGGTTCGCTGGAATACAAGGCCTCCAGTGCCGCTCGTAATCCGGCGCACTGCCGCGGCGTCATCGTGACCCTGCCTTGACGGCGGTATCCACTCGGTAAACGGTGACGGGCCATCATGCGGCCTCCCCAGCAGCAACGGTGGTGCGTTGCTTACCGTGATGACCTGCGGCACAACACGCCTTACGCATCCGTGTTCTCCTGCTGAAACATCGCTTGTACTTGGCCGCGAACACCCAACACCGCCGCGATCACATCGTCGGATTCATCAAGGATGCGCCGCGCAAACGGCAGGTCATTTTTATCAATACGGCTATCAGCTAAGGCCGGTGCAATCACGTCCAACAACTGCGCAAATTCACTCACCAACTCAGCCACACCAACGACTCGCGCCGCAGAATCAGCACAGGGCAGACGCACCGGCAACACCCCACGACGCCGCGCCAAATCGCGCTCACATTCGCCACGATATGGCTCAGGCAGCGCCAACACCCAGGCATCCACCAGATCCGCAGGAAGCGTCTTAACCGTGCCATCCATGTAACGCCGCAGCACCTGCGCGTTATTACGCATGTCTTCGGCAACATCATCGCCAATACGCAACGCAACGCCGCGCACGTCAGGGGCGGTGAGTGAGAGATATTTCTCGGCTAACACCATCGCAAACGACTGCGCATTCATTGCGGTTTGGTCCAACATGCGCCGTGTATATCCATAGATCACGCTTTGCAGCGGCGGCAGAAAACGAGGCTCACGCTTCATGCGCGCCTCCAATGACAGGTGCACCCTGTCCGTCATGCCGAACATCACGCCCAATCCTGGCCATCAAGAAAATAGCGCTGCACGTGCTGGTAGATGCAGCACTCAACAAAATTCACCCCACGCGCGGACTTCGCGGCGTAACTCCAGACACGTGCACGCGTTACCGTCGATCGCCCCACATGTGCAGGTGTATCCATACGGCTCCCCAGGCACGCAGCGCCGTAGCGGCGTGATGCCATGCTTCTTCAGATGGACGAAGAAGGAGATACGTTCTGCCTTTTCAAGCTGCCCACTATGAAATTGAGCCTGCAATGTAGACAGGTCTTTAGTGAAGCCGCGTTCTTGAAGACTGGGCGCGGTCAACCAATCACGCACCGCAAGACGGGTGCGCTCGATCAGAGAATGCAGGGGGTGACTCTTGGGAGTGAAAAAAGATGGTTTAGGCCGCGGCATTGGATGCCTCCGGCCTGTGGCCTGTGATGCAGGCACCGGATTCCGCTTGACCTACGGCGGCTGCACCACGCAGATATTCCCAATCCACGTCTGGGCGCAGTTCTTCACAGGTAACTTCGCCACTGGTGGCCCGCTCAATGGAAGGACATCGCTCAGCGGGCACTGGTCTGACACCATTACACCACTGGTTCACGGTTGGCGACGAAACACCAAGCAAGCCAGCAAGTGCAGACTGGCCACCAACCAGTTGACACGCAACATTGATGGCAATCGGTTCATTCATGCAAATATTTTTAGGTAATGCCTAATCGATGCCAGTAGGCATTGCCGAAATTCCTGGCCGTATTGACTATTAGGCAATGCTTACAGGTGAACAACTAGGGCGAGCCATCAAACAAGCCATGCAACTGAAGGGCGTCACCCCCACAAAGATGGCGAAACACTTCAGCGTAAAAGCCCCATCGGTCTATGGTTGGATCAAAGAAGGCCGAATCAGTAAGGAGAAATTGCCTAGTCTTTGGTCGTATTTCTCGGATGTGGTAGGGCCGACGCATTGGGGATTGGAAGCATGGCCCAGTGGTGGAATTCCAGCGCCCCCTATTAAAGGTACGGACATCACAGAGGCTTATCATGCTGCATCAGCAGCAACTCGCGCGGCGGTTGACTTACTCTTGCTTCCCGCACGACAGCGGGCGCTAGTACTTTCCGCTGCCCCACCAGCGCTAGCAGGAGGGGTGGACTTAATTGAACAGTATGCACAGGCGGCGCAGGAAATTCGAAAAAGAGCCTGAACAAGTTGACTTAAGGCTAGTTTGGTCAGATGGTGAATGGATGTAGTAATAGGGATCAAAACAACAAGCCTAAAGCGAATTCACGTTATTAGCCTTAGGCAATCTAATTGCCTCGTGAAACTTATAGATGACATTCGCCGAGAAAACTTAGCAAAGTTGGCCGAAGAACTAGGCTCAATCACTGCGCTTGCAAAGCAGCTTGACCGTTCTGATTCGCAAGTCAGCCAGTGGATACATGGGTCAGCCCATTCCGCTACTGGAAAGCCCCGCGGAATGCGTACGGACACAGCTAGGTTCGTCGAAATCCAGTGTGGAAAGCCGCTTGGCTGGCTGGACATTGATCACAGCTCCGGAAAGCCGAGTTTGACAGCCGATAACACCAGCACCGTAGCATGGGCCGCATATCAACAAGCTACGGCAGAAACTCGCGCGGCGGTTGACCTACTCTTGCTTCCCGCGCGGCAGCGTGCAGCAGTACTTTCCGCTGCACCACCAGCACTAGCGGGTGGAGTGGACTTAATTGAACAGTACGCACAACTGGCGCTGAGATCTCGAAAAAAGAGCCTGAACAAGTTAACTTAAGGCTAGTTTAGTCAGATAGTAAATGGATATGGCAACAGGGATCAAAATAAATCGCAAACAGCGACTTGTAATAGCTGTCAAGGCTATTGAGCGAATCAACCCGGCGACACACATGCACGTTACCGTTAGTGCTCTTTGACCAAAATACGCAGCGGTTCACCCCAAAGGGGGTAATACCAACACTCTGACTAAATGGCAACGATGATTAAGGCTGCTTGGCCGCCTGCGGCGGTGGCTGCAATGCCTGAGCTGGAACCTGGATGATGATTGGGGATGGCTGCGTCCCTGTAGGCACGAAAGTCTTAGGTACAGCATTGTTAAGCACAAACGTCATGATGACGATAAATAGCCCAACCCCACCTACCATAGTGCCAACTACCCACTTGGTTACCTCATGGCTAGCTTTCTCAACATCGGTTTTGGTAGCTAGCGTTGGTAGAACGGCTTCCAGTTTGGCAATACGTTCAGGAACACTATTGTTAGTGCTTCCGCCTATTTTATGACCATCATTCATTTCACTATAGTGAAGCCTCACTGTCCCCACCGCAAGTTTTACGCATTCCCCCACGTCAGCCACTGAGCCGTAACACACTTGAACCAGGGCAGTTTATGCGATGGATAGTCCTTTAGATCGGCATAAGATCGCGTCACCTGGTTCTCACACAAAATATCCAAGGCAACAAAGATAGGCGGCTCATCGCTTTCTATCTCCAGGCGCTGTTTGACCCAGGCAGCAATCTGCTCTTGCCTGGCTTGAGGGTGTTTCACAATGCCGCTTCCCAATTGAGAGAAGCAGCGACGCAGGCCGTTATAGAGGGACGTCATCTGCACCGTGCCCAGGCTAAATAATGCAATCAATAGCAATACATGAAAACACAAACCCTGCTAACTCTGGGTTTTCCATCATTTAGCGGAAATTTAGGCATTGCCTATTGGCAATATTATTAGGCAATGCCTAAATTTCTACATCGCCCCACGACACCCGCACCCGGCGGCAGGGGCCAGGAGATACCAAAATGACATCAAGCATCATCAAGAAAACAGCAGAGTACAAAGCCAAAGAAGCCGCTCGCGTGATCGAACAAGCACCGCTGTTCTGCTGGAACGGCATCAAAGACGCAACGGGCAAAAAGCTACAACCTGCCTATTACTCAGAAGGGGCAGTAATGGACTCAGAAAAAGCGATCTTTATTCATGCCACTGGTGGCATAAGTTTCAGCCCGCAGGTGCTCAACTGCTTTAAGGCCATTGAAACCAGCTACTTAATGGGAGGCTATTCCAGATGCGATCGCATCCACGTACACCCCTTCCATCCGCTGTATTCGCAGGTAAAGGCTGCTGCTAAAGCCAGCGTCGTGAAGGAAGAAAAGCTGTTCGCGACACAAAGAGCAAAGCGCGAAAAGTTGGCCGCATGAGCACCAGAATCATTACAGCCACCGCAACCTTCCCCCGCACAAGGGGAGCAGGAGATAACAGATGTCATTAGACATTACCCAAATTCTCACACTCTGCTTGGCTGTATTTAGTACCGCAGTCAACGCATGGGTTGTATTCAGATTAGGCACAGGGGGCTTCCACCAGCACGTAACCCTCTTAGGATACCCCTACGCCCCGTCGCCACCACCCACTTCAGATTCTGCAGGTGGCTTCAACACCGCAAGCGGTGACGGCCCGCACGTGAGTGAAGCGGGAACTTTTGAGGCGGGCGGAAGGACTCAGGGTGAACAACGATAGTCAATGCGCATCGCGGCTTAAGGCGACGGGGAAGCTCGGTCCGACCAAGGTAGTCTCCGACGACGGGGGTTCTCCTGTCGGGTGCGTTCTCTTTTTGGAAGCCAACCTCCATCACTGTCACTGCCAAGTAACTCAGGTTTGTCACCTCCACACATTCCAACGGCGGGCCTCCGGTGACTGTATGCATGGCCCCGTAAGTAACCTTCAGCCGAACAGTGTCGCGGCGAATCATCCACACCGCGTTAAAAACGCCAAGCGTCGCGCCAAGCACCGCCAAAGCAAGTGTTAACCAATTCATCCAGTTCATGGCGCCAAGCATAACCGCGCTCAACACCCACACCCAAACACGCCCCACGACACCCACAACCAGCGGCACAGGGGCCAGGAGATATCGAAATGACATTAAACGTTAGCGAGCAAGCCCAGCCCGAGGCTAGCAAGGCCTTATCATGGACTCAAAAAGCGCCACCGGCCAATGGGGCCGCTGCTAAGGCCGCCCAAGCACCGCTGTTCTACTAGAACGGCATTCGGGATGAGAAAGGCGCGGAGCTGCAACCCGCTATCTACTCCTTGGTATCACCACACGATCCTAATTCAGCGATCAAAGTAAGCTGCCTTGATCGCCCGCTGCCACTGTTTAGTGATTTGGTGTGCCGCTGCTTCGTCGTTCGCTTTGATAGCGAAGACAGGAGTTGCCCTTACTTCATTGTGGATAGTAGCCATCCGCAATATGAGCAAGTCCGTAAAGCTTACAGTGATCGCGTTTGGTCGTTGCCGTCTATAGATGAAATAAAGGCTATGGCTAAGCAGAGAGTGTCACTCGCTAAAGCCACTGGAAGCGATGAGGTGGCCCTATGATCACCGCGTCCTTCGGATACCCCCCCCCGCCCCAAGGGGCGCTAGGTTCACCAAAATCTACGACAAATGGGGCGACCACATCATCACGCGGGATAACCATACGGAGCTTGAGTGGCTGGCTGGTTTCGTCGGCGACGTGTCGAATGAGCACAGCCCTGATTGCGCTGCGGCGAAGGAATGTCACCAAACAACAGCCGGCGGTTACGATGATTGGCGCGTTCCTACCCTTAAAGAGGCGCTATCTGCTAATGGCGCAGATGAATTTTGGTATTGGGGGGGGGCAGGCGCTTGGATATGGACCTGTACACCAGATGACGATCACCCGCGCGAGGCGGCTTGGGTCGTTAAATTCGGCACCAATTACAGCATTGTGGTAGATCGAACAGCACCGCATCACGTCCGCGCCGTGCGCGGGCAGATGCGTACTGACGCCATTGCTACACCAAAGGCAGGTGCGTCATGACCGCATCCACTCACTTTATCGACCCCAGCCACCTCGCCGCATTGCGGCAACGCCTCACAAGCGCCTTCGAGTTAGCAGCGCAGCAGCTGCGTCAGGCATCACCAAGTGACCAAAAGGAATTCACCATGACCTTTTCCAAAGAAGAACCGCGAACCTCCCGCGAGTTCAGCACAGGGATAGATCAACACACCCTGTCCCTGTCGATCAGCCACTTCAATCTGGTGACCGCACAACTCATCACGAATCCCCAGAACCCTAAAGCGGTCGCGCAGTCCACCGGCTACGCGTCCGCGTATTACGACGCAACACCCCGAGTTTACAAAGACGGTTTGATTATCGGGCTCACGCATTACACCGTCACACCCGAGCCGTTGAAAGCCATTACCGCGTGGCTACAGGAAAACAACGTAAACGTGCGCATCGCGGGAGAGCGGGAAGCAACATGAACCACACCCTCATCCCACTCCCAGAACCGCAACGCCTGCGCGCCGTTCGCCAAGCCTTGCGCCACCACGCCATCCATACCCACGCCAGCCCAAACGCACTCCACCGCGCCTTCTGCGCTGCACAGCATGCCTTTGCGCTCGGACGCAGCGGAGCCACCGCCTATCACGCAGGCACGCGTCTGCTGCACCCACATCACCTACAGCAGAGACACCCATGAACATCAACCTCAATGAGGTGCTGGCTTGGGCCCACCACCAAAAACACCCCTTCACCCTTGAGGGCCTGTGTAACGGCGTATTCGGCAAACCAGCCCAATCGCTGCCCATCGCCACACGCGATGGCATCCGCGATGCACTGCATAACGCTGGCTGGAAGGAGATCACCCAACACCAGCCAATGACCATCTTTGAACGCCCCTTGTCCGATACCCTCGTATTGGAGATGACCGAATCACCGTCGCAATCGCTCAATGAGCACGTGAGGCACACATGACCGGCCCCCACTACTCCATCCCACCACGGAAAGAAGTCGAACGCACGCAACTGGCTGAGGCGATGACCAAATTCCAACGCAACGGCGGCAAGGTAGACGTGCTGCCATCCCTACATGCTGACAAACCGCCAAAAATACGCCAGTCACGCAGCAGGCGCCAAGCAACAGCCGACGGACATCGGGAACGTACCGACAAAGACAAGCAGCACGCTAATACACGTAAGAAACAAATAATCAAGCCAAAGGCGATGCGCCATGAATAACACCACCGCTCGCCTCCGCGCGCTGGATGCTTTTTACCTCACTACGATCACGAGCGAAAAAAAGGAAACCGATTCTCTCAATGAGCAATCAATCCTCTACAAAGCAAAACATGTCTACCGAAGGATGCATGATGGAAAAGCAGCAAGGTTTTAATGTCATTGAACTAATGATCTTAATCGTCATTATCGCCGTCTTAACAGCGATCACACTGCCGATATATCAGTATTACATCGCTAAATCGCAAGTCACCGCAGCACTGATCGATATTACACACGGCAAAGTGCAAACCGAGGTGCGCCTGGCAGGTGGCATGCCTGGCACGACATCCCCCAATGATATTGGCCTGCATGACACCACCACTCGGTGCCATCACATTGATGTCAGTGTCGATAGCGCAGCCGCAGAGAGCAGAACTGATTCCCTCGGGCATCACACAACAACCCTCAAAGCCCCACCCTCAACTATCACATGCACGATCAATGGAAATAACTCCGTCAATCATAAATTTATCCAGTGGGTTCGTACGGCAGATTTAAATTGGGTAAGCGCTGATAACGACGGTAATGATTTAAAAGGCAAATGGTTTTGCATCACAAACGTTGCTGAAGCGTTGCGGCCCATCACCTGCGCAGTCGCCCTGCCTGAAATGCCAATAGGGACGTAATACCTATCCAAGTCGTTTCATAAAAAATCATGCTCATCAAAAATAAATGAGCACATCAGCCATCTCTAATAAATTTAAATACACAGCCACTAATGAATAACACTTTTAATCACAAATTCTCAGATGATTTAACCGCCACTGCTCGGCATTGGATTCATCCAGGTGGCAGTGAAGGCGGGATTGTCGCTACTAGCGCCAAAGTACATCCCAGCGTGGTGATTAAAAAAGGTGTGGTCATTTTTCCTAATGCAATCATCCCATACGCGACCAGCGCCTTTCGCAATCTCTGGTGCCGTCTCCACGGCGAATGGCTACCCAACACGTGGGTATGGGTCATCCAATTTGAACGCATCGAATTACGCACTCATGTTTGCCTCAATACAGCTAAAAATGATTCCGTCATGGAGGTCGCGTGATGTCGCTGCTATGGAAAATCACCGCGCGTAATTGGATGGACTGGCCCACCGAACGCCAACACCGCGTGACAGGAAAGCGCCAGCACATTGAGTACAGCCGCACCTGGACGTGGGCCGACGGCCCCAAGCCGCAGATGGACATCGCCCGCCTACCCCCTCCCCCTCCATTGCCCTCTAGGAGCACTCACAATGGCACGCGGAATTAACAAGGTAATCCTAGTCGGCAACCTGGGGAACGAGCCGGATATCAAATACACCCAAAGCGGCATGACGATCACCAACATTAGCCTAGCAACCAGCAGCAAACGCAAGGACAGAGAGGGCAATACCCAGGAGCGGACCGAATGGCACCGCGTCAAGTTTTTCGGAAAGCTGGGCGAGATTGCCGCCGAATATCTGCACAAGGGATCGCAGTGCTACATAGAGGGCACCATCCGTTACGACAAATTCACCGGCAATGATGGGCAGGACCGTTATGTCACTGAGATTATTGCTAACCAAATGCACATGCTCGGCGGTCGCGGTGAAGGCTCCAGCGGCATCACGCCACAGCAGCGACCGGCAAAGGTCCGTAACAACGATAAAGCCTATGCGTATGCAGGCGACGACTTCCACGATGACGACATCCCGTTTTAGCCGAGCAGGGATCAGACAATGATGAATGCGCCAGTAAAACAAATGCATGACACTCTGTCGGCTATTGAGCATCGCCTGCCGGATATCTACACGTTTCACGACTTGCAGTTGCTTTGTGGCAGAGGAAAAAAAGTTAAACGTGCGCGCGTCGAAGAATGGGCGCGGCGACAAGGCATCCCCTACAAGTACGACGGAGAGGGTGGAATCTGGACCACACTCCAAGCACTCAATGCCGCACTGGGGATCGGCACCGACCTAGACGACGTACCATACCGACCAGAGGACTTGGTGTAATGCCTCGGCCACGCAAGTATCACCCGTCGATTCCGCCACACATTGATCAATCCAAAATCCCAAAGGGAATCTATTGGGGGGATGGACGCTGGTATACGCTGATACCTCACCCAGAGGGCGGGCGGCACCAGAAACGAACCATCGCAGGTCGCGCAGCGCGCTTATCTGACCTGCACGCCATCATTGAACAGCAACACACGGGCAACGTGAAAGGAACCGTTGGTGACGTGTTTAATCAGTTTCATCACTCAAGCGAGTTTGCAGGGTTGGCGAAAGCCACCCAGAAAGACTATCAATGGTGCGCACAAGCCATCCAAAGTTTTCTACTCAAAGACAACACCACATTAGGAAGCAAAGCCGTTAACAGGCTCAATGTACCGTTTGGTTGAAGTCATCGCGCAAGGCCGCCCTGCACAGGGAGACAGTGAAGCGATTCAGCCGGCACCATCAAAGGCAAACCATATGCTGCGTTATGCACGCCGCGCTTTCGCCTCACGACCAATCCCGCACATGGAGTCAAACAGGCCAAGGAACGCGCCAGATATCGTATGCCAGATTTAAAAACCTTTACTGCAATACATGCATTTGCCGCCGAAGGAGGCCAGCGCCAAGCACATAACATTGGCTCAGTGGCTCCCTACTTGGCCGCCGCTATGACATTTGCTTACGGCTTACGCCTACGAGGCATTGAGGTATGTACCCTCACCGATGCCCACCACAAACCGGAAGGCATCTTATCCAATCGGAGAAAAGGCAGCCGTGACAACATCACTCGTTGGAATGACGAATTACGCTCAGCGTGGGATTGGCTTGTTCAGTATCGGGCTGCCCGCTGGGCATCCCACAAGCGCGCTACACCCCTACGGCCTGAAAATCGGTTCTTGTTCGTCAACCAATCCGGCGCACGGTTAAGCAAGTCATCACTGGACACTGCATGGCAGCGGATGATTGTCATGGCCATCATGGAAGGTGTCATCACAGAAGAAGAACGCTTCTCGCTGCACGGGCTCAAGCACCGAGGGATCACCGATAGTGAAGATAAGCGCTCCGGCGGACACCGCACTGAAGCGATGCGCGAGCGTTACGACCATGAAATACCTATCGTGGAACCTCCAAAAAAGCCAGAGTTTTCCAGATAGTTTTACCGGCACCATAAATAAGCAGCGCTTATTCGTCGTAAACCTTTGATACATATGGCGCCCGAAGTTGGACTCGAACCAACGACCCCCTGATTAACAGTCGCCGCGTTCAAAACGCATTAAGAGCCTTAAATTAAGGCATTTTCCCTATAGCATTTTGTCTAATACAAAGTGAAAAAATCAGGTATAAGACATTGATTTTCAACACGAGACTCCAAGCATATTAGACAGGCAATGAAAGGCTGAAGTGATTTACAGAACTCGTGATCTTTCATCACATACCTGGAAGCAAGGCATTGACCTGAATGAAATGGCTCAATCGTTAAGGGATGAAGAAAGTTAAATATAGAATTTTTGAGTTACTTCATCTGACGTCATGCACTATGACGTTAAAATCAGCTATTTAGAGAGGCACACAACTCAATGAAGGTTTTCACTATCGGCTATGAAGGACTGAATATGGATGATTTCATGTCGCTTCTTTCTGAGAATAGCATCGAAACTATTGTTGACATCCGAGAATTACCCTTCTCCCGTAAGCCTGGCTTTTCAAAGAAACCACTAACCAATACGCTAAACCTCTCTGGTATTGAATATATCCACATGGTTGAACTGGGTTGCCCAAGGCATGTGCGTCACGTTTACCGTGTAGACGGCGACTGGAAGCGTTACACAACGGGCTTTCTCAAGCACCTGAAGACACAGAAAGACGCCATTGTCAGGCTCGCCGATCTAGTGCAATCATCAACCTGCGCGCTTCTGTGTTATGAGGCCGACTTCAATTTCTGCCACCGCTCAATGGTGGCAGATGCCGTCAACAAGCAGTGTGGTGTAGCAGTCGAGCACATCCCAGTCAAAAGAGTTGCATCTGCTTGTTTTCAAATGGTTTTCGCTTAGGTGGATAGAGCAGGCTGATAATCAGCCACTGGTCTTGGAATCGATGTTGATTACCCATCAGAAACATCAATTCTTTGCTAATTAGGTCGCCCTCTAGCTTAGCGCGAAACTTGTCCTTCCAAGCTACTATGCCGTGCTCACGGTACATATTCCAAAATAGCGCTCCCGCTTCCCAATCGACGATTTTATGCTTGTGTTCCTGCTCACCATCCGGCGTGTCGCACACGTAGTAATAGTAGAAGTCGAACGGTACCTTACGCAGTTCCTTTACCTGATGCTTGGCTTGCGCTTCGGAAAATAAGTTGCCTTGCATCTGGGCGCGCATCAATTTTTCTTTCTCCTCTTCCGTCCAATTCTTGTTGCGTGCATCCTTTATCTCAAGGCCAAGCACCTTTTTCGGACATAGCAAGGCAATCGATACTCCATCGTCTTTGCGAGCCAGCTCCATTGTTTCGTAGCTGCTAAATGCCAGTATCTTGTCTATCCATGCCCTGCGTTCTTCCCATTCTTTCTTGGTCGTAATTTTCTCTTTGGCCTCCAGACTGCCGATGTCGACCTTGTGGCTTTCGAGCCTGTGATCGGACGTTGCTTTTTCGATGTTGACTTCGATCCACTGCCATTTCTTGAACTGTTGATCCTGTTCGATCATCCGGAACGGCACCGGATACAAGCGGCGCATCACGCCATCCTGGTTGATTCCAGCCACACAGGAGGTTTCGACGTGCTTAGCGCTTGGTGACGGGTAGGTCTTTGCCAGAATCAGAATGCGTTCACGTCGAACTAGCGCCATAGTTCACTTCCCTGTTTTGAATTTCAAACGCCTATATATTACTCAACTCATTTATATATTTTTTTATAAGGCGTTTCTTGCCAAACCACGGAACGATGGGATTGGGCGCGCCGTGTCTACTTGCCCACACGGAGGAGGCAAGCACACTTCAGCAACTGGGACTTCTGACTCAAGGAATAGAATGCATTAAAGAAGCCGGAAAAGGCGCTGCTCCAGCGCCTCGCGGGTTGAGCGGCCTCAATGGCCCCGCGTCCGGCAAGGATTAAGATGCCGCATGAAGCGGGGTGGTGGTATCAGAAAATACCGCAACGCGATGTAAGGGTTTCGGTACCTGGCTTATGGATACGGTGAGATTTCTAACGATCTAACCTGCTTGGGTTGCTGGGAATAGGCCGACGAGCAGCCCCTGACAGTATTGCTAGGACATACCGACAACTTAACGAAAACTTCCATATTCAGGATATAATACTATCTTTGTAAGCATTAAGCGTTTAATAATACCTTATGCTATCAAGCACTCTTTGACCTTTAGTATCCATAAATTGCGGAGTGACGGACATGCCGTACTCGCCAGCGACCATCGCTAACTACTTCTTACAAAGAGCCTCTAAAGAAGGGCGTGCACTCACACCTATGCAGGTGCTGAAGCTCGTCTACATTGCTCATGGTTGGCACCTTGGATTCCGGAAGGAGCCTTTGATTGATGAAGTTGTCGAAGCATGGCGTCACGGCCCTGTTATTAGTTCTCTGTATAGGAAAATGAAGCAATATGGAAGTGGCGGAATTACTGAGTTACTGCCTGTCAATCCGTTTTCTTGGGCCACTGCCTCTTGGAGCAACCCTGTTTCGAAGATCGACGAAAAATCGGCAGAGATTTTAGATAGTGTCTGGAATGGCTATGGGCACTTTGGCGGCATTCAGTTATCTGAGATGACTCACAAGGAAGGTTCGCCGTGGTGGCAGGTATGGAATGGGCCTAAAAGAAAGGAAACTGGTCTTATAAACCTGACTATAAACAACGATCTCATTCAAGAATTCTATGAGCAGAAAATCAAAGCCCATAAACATGGGGAGCTCTACGAAAAATATCGATCAAATCCAGCTTAACGACGAAGATATAAATTGCAGGGACGAACAATCACCGGACATAGCGGACTCTCATTCCATTGTCACAGGAATCGTTGAAGATACCGTGAAAGGAGAAGGCGCAGGAAGCATGAATTCCCAGGTTTCTTCTGATGGCGAGCTTTCAAATGCACAGATACGGCCCGCTATGCTCGAACCTGATGGGCCGGAAGATCAACTTAGATACAACCAGAAAGCAAACCGGAAGATGCGCTGGATGGCCTTCGGCGTGATCGGGGGACTGATTGTATTTTTTTTCCTTCTTTTAATGGCTGCTTTATTCAGGATTTTCTTCGGCTCGTATTTAGCATCCATTATTAGCGCTGCAAGTGTGGGTTGGCAGTGGCATATTTTAATATTTCTGGGAGCAACTCTTGTGTTATTAGCTGCGGTTCCGCTGTCACTTAGTCTTGCACTTGTTAGGATGATCAGCGATAAGAAAGATGATGAGGCACAAGAAATAAAGGCACCTTCAGTCGAACTCATTAAAGCATTGGCACACATCTGTAAAAGTGTGGCTACATCAATGAAACAATAATTGAGTGTGTTTAATGATGAATAAATTGACTCACAGATTGAACGATTTCCTGTCGGGATTCGGTCAGGCGTTTTCGCTGTGGCCTACAGAGTCGCTTGATCGTTACCTGGTGCAGGAAAGCCCAGAATCACGTATCTATGAACACTTCACGCGTGTTGGCGAGCATATGGAGTCAGCCATGCAAAAGGTGATGCAGGAGCAAAGCCTCATCGAAAAAAATGCGATGGATCAATGTCGCTGATCAATACGCGATACACGCCATGACGCGCAGTCCAGCGGGCAGATTGTGGTGTTCTCCAAAGCGATCAATGGACACAGTGTGGCCATGCCTGCCCGCCGATTCGGCTGTTGCCGCGTGAGCATGATCTGCCTCTGCTGTTACAGCAATGTCATGCACATGAAACCCTGCGGCCTGCATGCTGATGTTGTGGGCATGCTTGCCGTTTGCATCGGTGGTGAATCTGTGTAGATGCCCGCCAGTGACATTGGTCGTGACTTTGCCTTGATTTTGCTCATAAAAACCCATGTCTCTTCCAGAGGCATAGATCGCTCTGAAAGAACCCAAGATATGCGCGTGGTCACCGTCCCAAGAGGTGCTGCCTGTATGCTGGTGCAATCCTTGTTCGTCGCTCCATGCCTGGTGTAGATGATTGCCCGCCGCTGCTGCGCTGGCAGGGTGTGTATGGCGGCCTGCGGGATGGACTGTGACCGGATGGGTATGCGTACCGCCCTCCTCGGCCGTCGCGGTGTGCGCATGGGAGATCACCTGCCCGCTGGTGAAGGTGCCGACCAAGGCAGGGTCGGCGGTGTGAACGCCGACGGTGCCTTCAAGAAAATTGGGAATGTTGAAGGTGCTGACACCATCACCGGCACCATAACTGGTGTTGATTTCCTCAAACAGGCGTGGGTACATGGCACGCGATACAGCGCGGCCATCACACAGCAGGGTGCCGGGTAAGGCGCGTTTACCTGCGGTGTAGACAATCTGTCCAGGCTCGTACCTGGAGAGTGCCGTCCAGCGATTGGGTTCATTCTGTAGCGGTGTATCGGTGTTGTTGTCAGCCGTGGACAGATACAGCCCGTAACGGCTTGCGTGATCCGGGCGGTATCGGACGATCACCCCACGCATGTATGAAAATGGCGTGCCGTTATTCTGTTCGGCGGTGATGAATTCAGGGCTGCCGTATTCCTGGTAGCCTTTAAGCACCGTGGTGATGGCGTGCAGCACGGCATTCATGACGGTGCGTTCTACGGGTTTAGCCGTCGGCTCCTTAGTTAAATCTTTTTGATAGTCCGGCCCCCATCCTTGGGTGTAGCTGACAAAGCCGTGACTGTCTTTGGCTTCGGGCACGTGGATCATGTCCCCTTGGTGGGCAAAGGGGGTACGGAAGTAGTGTTCTGTCATGGGTTATCGCTCGGGTGGGTCGCCAAAGGTGCCGTGTGTGTAGTTACGGTTGCTGCGCTCGTATCCGAAGGGCAGATGTGTCACAAGGTTGTAGCGAACCCGCACGCCTGCTGGACGAGGCAAAATGTCCAGCACGGTGATGGCATGGCCGATGACGTCTGAAATCATTGCAGTACTGACAAACACGGTATAGCTCATGTCGTAGTGGTCCAGCACTGCGGCGCTGCCGGGAAAGATAAAGTCCAGGACTTCCTCCATATTGGGCGCGGTGCCGGTCATGTGATTTTTGGCAATGCGGCACTTGATGAGAAAGCGGTACGCTGCATCGTCCAAGCTCAGATCGTGCCGTACGGGGGTGCGTTCACTGGATAAGATACGGGATTGACCGACATGCTGGCCGATGAGGTCAAGGTGTGTTCCGGTGGCGCGTTCGATATCCAATGTCTGGCGCAGATCGGCTAAGCCGTTCCAGGTGGTGCCGAAGGTATCGCTGATCAATGCAGCGGTGGCGGTGGCCCTGGGGTGGCCCTTGTACTGCCAGATCAACAGGTCCGCGTAGCTCATCGCACGATGACCTGTAGATCATTCATTGCAAAGCGCGCCATGCTTCTCACGTCGATAGGAATATTCTGCTCAGACAACGCTTGGCCTGCTTGACCGATCATCAGCGATGTCACCCAAAAGCCTGGGACGCGATTAATTTGGGTATACAGTCGGCTGCGGTGGACGTGCTCGCCAATCAGAAAGGAGCGCTCGGCCAATGCCTGTTTGATCGCATGGGTATCAATACCGGACGTGCTGCTATCGCGCTCTACTTCGATGCGGGCGGCGCAACGGACCATCGTTGGACGGTCAAAATAGATCTCTCTAGGTTGGCCGTGTTTGTTTTTAATCTGTACCCGTACCGCGCCACGCATGTTTGTACCGAGTGTTTTATGGTGATAGATCACTTCAGCAATGGCGTCATCCCGGCCCCCCTCCACAATGACGTTAATGCCGTGGGCGGGGACTCCCGCAGCATCCACGGTATCGGTGAAGTTTTCTAAGCAGACGACGTGGCGCACGTCGGGCAGCCCCCAGAGCGTGGCCTGGATGCTGTCAGCATTGTTGGTGGATGTCTTGGCGCGACTTTTAAAGAAGCGGGCGCGCAGCGCCGCATCGGACTCTTCTTCTGCCCCTGCTTCGGCGTCCTCGGTCGTGAGGGCCGAGTCCCAGCCCAGGGCCACGGTTTCAATGGTCAGGGCGGTGTGTGCTGGGACGTCAAAACGGCCTAAGGTATCACTGCGAAAGTCTGCATATGCGTGGCCAGTGGCATCCAGGCGCACGGGTGACACGAGCTGCCAGCGGCAGCGATTGGGATCTGAAACAACATACCCTGCCGGGATCGAGGCATCGGGTGTGCCGGTCAAAGTGACATTGCGTAAGTAGCTGTAGCTGGCTCGCCTGCGGGTGAGGCCCGCATAGGCCACGCGTTGTTCTAGCCATGCGCCACTGGCGTAATCCGGGTCCAGTTGCCGGTGGATGTCCGTGCCCAGTTCTTCCAGATCGGCTTTGATCTGTGCAATCAGGCCAATCAACTGTCCATCAGGGCTGTCTGGATCAACGTTGATATCGTTGCCGTAAATGGAGCGGAAGCCTTCTTGCAAGCGGGCAATGATCGTGTCCAGCCGCTCGGCTTCGTATCCGGTGGTGGTGACTTTTCCCATGGTTTACTCAATCGCCAAGGTGGCGGGTGTGGTCGTTCATTTCATTTGCATTATCAACTGTGGTTGATACTTAACGACATGCAAACTATAGTTTGCACATGGTCGAACTCATCAAAACCAGCACTTTTGATGCTTGGATAAACAGCTTACGTGACCGCAAAGCAGCCGCCAGAATTCAAGCGCGTCTTGATCGGCTCGCACTTGGCAATCCCGGCGACGTGAAGCCTGTGGGTGCTGGCATATCAGAAATGAGGATCGACCATGGGCCCGGATATCGGATCTATTTTATGAAGCATGGTGCAGTACTGATTCTCTTACTTTGCGGTGGCGATAAATCGTCACAAGTACGAGATATAGAGCAGGCTAAGGCACTGGCTGCACTGTGGAAGGATTAGACCATGAATAATGAGACTTTTAGTCGATACGACACCGCTGACTATCTCAAAACCGAAGAAGATATTGCGGCTTATATGGAAGCCGTCATGGAAGAAGGTGGTAGGGATAATCCTGCTTTTATTGCACGGGCACTTGGTGCCGTCGCTCGTGCTCGTAATTTAAGTCAGCTGGCTCGTGACGTTGGCATGTCCAGGCAAGGACTAGACAAGGCACTCTCTAACGACGGCAACCCAAGCTTCTCAACCATCTTAAAAGTGGCTAAAGCGCTTGGTTTACGGATGTCATTCACACCTTCCTCTATGAGTTAAGCGCATCCCCTCACAGCGTGGTGCTAACGGTCATCGCCTGCTGGTCCACATCCAGCAAGGTGACTTGGATAGTTAAGGTGCGGGTGTCAGCCTCCAAGGCCATTGAGAAGGCGGTGAGGCGGCTCACCCCTTCGGTGCTGAGGATGCAGCGCTTGACCTCGTGCTCCAGGTGTACCAGGTCGGCAGGCCGCTCCATCAGCTCCAGCCACGGCAGGCCGTGGTCCAGATCCAGGAACCAGTTGCCACGGAAGGAGCGCAGCCGTGTCTTTACGCGCTGTGCCAGACAATCGCTGGCGGCAGCATAGTTGCCGCGCCCGTTGCCGAAGGTCCAATCCCCTTGGCTGTCCAAGCGCCGCACTCTCATTGGGCCGGGCCTGTCTGTCCTGGGCCGTTCTCCACGTTGTCGTGGGTGTGTGTCTCCAGGCCGATGCTGTTTGATACGACGTCGCCATGACCACGCAGTCCCTGGGTGAATTCCACGGGAAGATCAAGAACCAGTTTGCTGCCGCGCAGCGTGATCACGCCTTGGGTATCCAGTTTGAATGAGGCGCGGCCATCCAGGGTGCGCAGTACCACGCCGTCCATTTCAAACCTCGGAATGACATTGGGTAAGGAAGCAATTCCCACGCAGGCAACGGCATCAGACAGGTCATGCAGGCGATAGTCCACAGGCTCGGACGCACGGCCAGACTGGAACCAGGCATCCATGCAGCGATCTTGGAAGATGAGTTCGCATTCATCCCCAGCAGCCACGGGGAAGGTCATCACAAAGCCGCCGCCCCGCGGGAAGGATACCGGCACATCCTGGAGTACCGGTAAGGGCTGAAGGGAGCCATCGTTCCTCTTCTGCTGGATCAACGGCTGTACGGTCGCCGTTTGGGTGACTGGGTTAAAGCGGACGATCTGCCCAGGCAAGGCCACACGCAGGCGCTGGGCCAGCGCTTCGGTACTGCGTTGCAGTACGGCACTGAGGGAGGCGTTATTCCAGTCATCCAGACTCATACAGACGGCCTCACGTTCTGAAAATCACCGCCCACACAGGTCACCGTACTGAACCAGGCTTCGGCCATGACATCGCCCATGTCTTGCAGTGAGGTGATTTTGTAGTCGCCGTTGTAGATGGGGATGATCGAGTCCACGCGCACCAGGCCGCCGATGCGCAAGGCCGGATTGAGCAAGGTGGTGATTTTTAATCCATCATCGGTCACTTCGGGGGAGCCAATCATGCCGCTGCTTTGAGACAGCAGCACGGCGTCACCGGCCAGGACGGTATCGGCAGGCAGTAACATCAGTGCGCCATCCTGGATGGACCAGTCCGCACCATGATTTTTGGCCATTGCATCCAGCAGGGTCCGTGTGTTGCCCGAGAGGACTTTGCCGCGGGTCAAGCCACGCTGTCCCTGCATCTGGATAGGTCCCAGCCGGGTAGACGGCATGGAGGTACTCAGTGCCCGCAGTACCTGGGCATCGGTCGCCCCTGCGGCCAACGATAAGGAAACATGCGCATGGCGGTAGTCGTGATCGCCATCGCCGCATTCCAGTTCAATGATGTAATCGGTTCCATCGCGTCTCACAGAAGGCTTGATGATGTCACCGACAAATAACAGGCGCAGTTCTGCGTAACCGGCGAGCAGCCGGACCCTGTTGTACTGTCGGCTGGTGAGCAAGCTCAGGTGATCGCGGTTGAGATTCCATACGGTGATCTTGGCTGGGTTGGGGGTGGAGTCGCTGGTTTTGCGGATGTCAAAGGCGATGCGCAGGGTGTCGATGGCAATCCCATCGTGGCTGGACCCCAGCTCCAGGCGATACTGGCGGCCAAACTGTTTCATGGGCGGACCTGCTCTTTTAATCCAACAAACAGCAAGCAGCGTTCGCCTAGGTCCTGTTGGCGCATCGGGTCCATCTCTAAACCGCTTTCATCTGTTAGCCAAAAGAAGTAATCAACAGGACGCCGCCACAACAGGGGGACGCCCACCACCAGGGGAACGCCTTGCGCCACGGGCTGATCTAGGGTCGCGGTGTACAGGTCCATCGACCAGCAACACGGGACCGGATTCCATCGCAGGATCAAGCGTAGGGACTCGGCACCTACGCGAAACGACTGGGTCTGATACGCGCTGCTATCCACGGGAATCTGCCACATCAGAACAGTCCAGACATCTGACGCAGTAAGGAGCGGTTCTTCTCGGTGTCCACCGGCTTAGGGTGGGTCTGGCCGCTGTGGCGTTGCGCCGCGCCTTGGGAGGCGCTCCTGCCACGTTTGGGGGCGGGCAATGAGACACCAGAAATCGATGTTGTCTTGACGATGAACAGTTCTCGCACTGTCAGCACGAATTCAATCGAACCATCCTGGGTTTGTCTGGCCGCAATGGAGAGAATCAACATGTCTTGATACGTCTGGACGCCGGTGTGTACCTCCAGGGTCTGTCCGCTGCGTTGTAGATTCCGTAGGGCGGTGTACACCTGGGCAATGCGGCCTGTGGTGCTGGAGTCATCACGGGGGGTGATGGGCTGGTAATCCGGCAGCCAATCGGCCAGAGGGCGCACGGCGTGCTGGCCGTCGCTCTGGGGTGCAGTGGCTTGGCTGATCACCGAGGGCAGTTCACGTTGGGCCACACGCAGGGCCTGAGCGGTGAAGGGCAGCAGGTCCGTGGGGAAAGGCACGCGATCGGTCAAGACACTCAATGGCTCGGCCCTGTGCTCCTCTGCGGCAGGGGCTGGGCTGCGCTGGGGTTGGTAGTCCACCACAATGCCAGCAATGGTGACGGTCTGCGGCATCAGAACGGCGTGATCGCCGATCATCGCGCCAGACTCTATCGGGTTTTCAGTGATGCGCAGCTCGGCTTGGTGGGTTTCTTCAAGCACTGCATCCAGGGTGATGGTGCCTATGTGGCGGTGGGTCAGGGTGATCATGAGGGGGTGGAAAAATATCAATGGTGATTTATATCCATACAGATATAATGCGGTTCCATGAAGGTACTCCGATTCCTTGGTGACTCACTGATGTGCTTGCGGCAGTTCCCAGAGGACGCATGCAGCGATGCAGGCTACCAACTGGACAAGATACAGCGTGGTGAGCAGCCTAAAGACTTCAAACCGATGCCTTCCATTGGTAAAGGTGTTGAAGAGTTACGAATCTGGGATGACTCTGGTACTTATCGTGTTGTCTACACTGCAAGATTGGCTGATGCCGTTTATGTCTTACATGCTTTTCAAAAGAAGACGCAAGCCACAAGCAAACGCGATGTAGAACTTGCTAAGAGGCGATACACCGAACTTACAAAAGGTGCCAAATGACTAAGATAGAAACTTTTAACAGCGTATGGGATGCCTTAGCAGATACACCAGAACAGGCTGCAAATCTTCGTGCCAGGGCTGAACTCATGCGGCAAATCGCGGCAGTCATTGAAGCAAACGACTGGAATCAATCACAAGCTGCAACACACTGCGGTGTGACCCAACCACGTATCAACGACTTATTACGTGGTCGTATCTCGCGGTTCTCATTAGATGCTTTAGTCAACATCGCCACTGCCATCGGACGGCGCGTTCATGTGAAATTAGAAGCGGCATAAAAATCAAAAACAGAACGTGTTGGTCACCGGGGTGAGATTTACCGATAGGCTGGGCGGATCAAAACGCCACAGCACTACCGGTATGACGCAGCGCCATTTGGTGGTGTCTGTTGATGTCGGCGGCGGCTTGGCGACCGGCCAGGATCGGGTCGGCGGTATGGATATCGATCTTTACTTCCTGTTGGGAATGCACGTTGGGCTGGGAACGGGCGGGCGTGGCGGCCTGAGCAGCGGCGTGGCGAGCTGTCGTCTGGGCGGCCTGCACCTGTGCATTGACGCGCTGCGCCACGTCTTGGGTGTCACGACCGGCCTGCTTCAGTGTTGGAGCAATCGCTCGGAAAAAGCCTTTGATCGGCCCTGTGCTCCTCTGCGGCAGGGGCTGGGCTGCGCTGGGGTTGGTAGTCCACCACAATGCCAGCAATGGTGACGGTCTGCGGCATCAGAACGGCGTGATCGCCGATCATCGCGCCAGACTCTATCGGGTTTTCAGTGATGCGCAGCTCGGCTTGGTGCGTTTCTTCAAGCACTGCATCCAGGGTGATGGTGCCGATGTGGCGGTGGGTCAGGGTGATCATGAGCAGATAGATAGATGGATCACGGTACAGCATTACTATTTTCGTTTGACTTTACTGCAAAGTAATCGTTCGATTACAGTACAGTGCATGACCTACACGGTAAAACGACTTGAAGGGTTCTCTGACTGGCTAAAGGGCCTAAAGGATGGGCTGGCAAGGCAGCGCCTCATCAAGCGCTTACGCAAGGTGCAGCTCGGCAACTTTGGAGACGTGCAGCCGGTGGGTGAAGGCGTGTTTGAAATGCGCGAACACTTCGGACCTGGCTGGCGTATGTACTACGTGCAGCGAGGCAGCTTTCTCATCGTGATGCTCGGTGGCGGCGACAAGTCAACGCAGCAATCAGACATTCGTCGGGCCATTGAGCTAGCAAAATCTTTGGAGGATTGACCCGTGACCATAACAAAGAAAATCAATGTCTCCGAACTGCCAGAGTTCGATGCCGCCGAATACCTGAACAGCGAAGAGGAGGTAGCCGCGTATCTCACGGCTGTTCTTGAAGAAAACGATCCAGCACTGTTAGCGGCTGCGCTGGGTGACATTGCCCGTTCACGTGGTATGTCTCAGATTGCGAAGGATTCTGGCATCACGCGGGAAGCTCTATACAAGGCCCTTCGGCCTGGTAGTGAACCACGCTTCGATACGATAAGCCGCGTCTGTACCGCCCTAGGTATACGTCTAGTAGCGCAACCAATGCATTGACACCGACTCTTTGCGCTCCTGATCCTGCCTTTGGACAGACTGGCTAGAGAGGTAATAGGCTAAGAGGATCCCCTCAAAACGCCACAGCACTACCGGTATGACGCAGCGCCATCTGCTGGTGTCTGTTGATGTCGGCGGCGGCTTGGCGACCGGCCAGGATCGGGTCGGCGGTATGGATATCGATCTTTACTTCCTGTTGGGAATGCACGTTGGGCTGAGAACGGGCGGGCGTGGCGGCCTGAGCAGCGGCGTGGCGAGCTGTCGTCTGGGCGGCCTGCACCTGTGCATTGACGCGCTGCGCCACGTCTTGGGTGTCACGACCGGCCTGCTTCAGTGTTGGAGCAATCGCTCGGAAAAAGCCTTTGATCCGCTCGGCCCCCTGGGCGATACGCCCGACGGTACGGTCCCATAGCGTCATGATGGTGTCGAAGGCGCTGGTTAGGGCGACGCTGATACGGCTGCCCATGGCGCTGAACACGGTGCGCAAGCGGTTCACCGCGCTATCGGCGCTGGCGATGCTGTGGCTAAAGGCCAGCGCACAGGCGTCCTTGATGCTGGCCCAGGTGGTCTTGGCGGCGGCGGCAGCCTCTTGCAGCGTGTGTTGGATGGACCCAAAGGCAGCATGGGCGGTGCGGGTGCACCAGTCCCAAGCGGTGCCCACCGCCTGCTTGATCGTGTCAAAGTGAGTATGGATGGCATAGGCCAGCAGGGCCACGCTTGCAATCACTACTCCAATGGGGTTGGACAAAAACGCGGCCCGCAGCGCCAGCGCGGCAACCTGGAGCGCTTTCACCAACGGCCCCGCCAGCCACAGCGCCAGAGTGCGGCCTGCGCCCACGAGGCGGCCAATATGACTCACCACGTGACCGATGACCAGGCCCGCCAAGAGGACGCCAAGGGCTTTGAGTGCGGGCGTAAGGTCTGCCATCACGGCCTTGGCGCGCTTGGCGTAGGCAATCAGTGGACCCCAGAAGGCACCCAGCAAGGACTCTCCGCCGTCCAGGTAGGTTATGAAGTCATCGACCAGGGCCACGAGGGCCACAATCCCCGCAATCAGCCAGGTGAGCGGGTTCAGTGCAAAGGCCCGGGCCAGCACCGCGCCCACGGCCAGCAGCACCGCTTTCCAGCCAATGGTCTGATTCACCGCGCTGTTCACGGCACGGATGACGTTCCATACGGCGGTGCCCGCTGCAATGAGAATCTTGACGACTTTGCCGATACCATCACGCAGTTGCTCTTTATTGGCAATCAACCAGTGTTTGGAGTGCTCAATCAGCCGGGTGAAGGCCGGTGCCACCCCAATGGCAATGTTGGTCCGTAAGGCCCCCAGCACCACGCGCAGGCGTTCCATCGCATCGCCATACTCCAGCGCGGTATCGGCACCATCCGCGGTGATGACGCCTAGATCGTGTGCCTCTTGGAAGACGCTGTTTAACGCCTCACGACTCAGGCGCAAGGTTTGCAGCATCGTGGCATCCATGCCCAGGTTGGCCAGGATGGACTGCTGCTGTGGTGCCGACAAGCCACGGATTTTTTCTTGCACATCGCCCAGCATGTCGCCAACGGATTTAACGGAGCCATCGGCCTGTCGGGCCTGCAAGCCCAGCTTCTGGAACAGCATGGCCCCGCGCCCTACCCCATTGGCGGCTTCGCCTATTTTTTGGGACAAGGATTCAATAGAACGGGTCGAGGCCTCCACAGAGGAGCCATTCAAACGCGCCGCATAGCCCAGCTCCTGGAGCAAGGACAGGCTGGCTCCGGTGCGCTGGCTGGCGCTATTGAGGGCATTGAGTTCGCTTAAGGCGCTGCCGACAAAGCGATTCATTCCCGCCAGCGCCCCGCCCATGGCGGCGGCGGCCACCGTCACGAGGCCCGTAACGCGGGTCAGGCCGGTGCTAAAGGTGTTGAAGCCTGAGGTGTCAGCGACCGCGCCAAGGCGGATCAGGAATTCGTCGAGAATCATCGCAGGGGGTTAGTGCGTCATGCTGGAGGGCATCCCATTCCACCATCGCGGTGTGGAAGCTACATAAGTCACTGAGGCAGTACACGGTGCGCAGTTGGTCAAGGTCGCAATAGCCGCGCATGATCGGTGCCCAAAGAAACCAGTCGGTTACTGTTTCTCGGCGCTTGGCATGGGATTCAGCTCCTGAAAGGCCGCCATGCCGCCAGCGAAAAAATCGCTGTATTGATACTTGACTCCTTCCATCAAGACGCGCAGCAGATGGGTGCGGCGGGTATTGAAGTGCTCATTGAGCCGATCTGGGCTGAGCCGGTAGGTGGTGCCCTCGGGGGTCTTGATCGCGGTCTGTTCAAACACCAGGGCTTCTATCTCGGTCACCGCAGGATCGCCCAGATGGCTTAGCAGCGTCCCTAGGGCAACGGAGGCGGCGCCTTGGGCGTTGGCCATGGCGTCGGCATCCATCCCCCGCAGTAGCACCCCGGCGCGTTTGAGTGATTGCCAGGCCGCCATCGCATTGGCCGGGGTCATGACGTAGGTGAGGCCCTCTATATCAAAACGATGTTCATTGTTCATGCGTTGCCAAAGCCTTTTTCTAGGGTGATGTCCATCACTTCAAACACCAGTGTCCAGGTTTCTGGATTGTGTCCGGCGCCCCGGGTAAATCCGGGGGGCGTCGTGAAATACCCTTGGGTGGCTGTCACCACGTCCTGATTCAACAGGTCACGGATATCCAGGGTGAAGGGGGTGAAGGACTGGATCGCGCCGCGTTGCTGCGCCAGTCGCCTGCTCAAAAAGGCGTTGTCGGCGCTGTGCTGTTTGATTTTCAACGTTAAGGTGCCGGACCGATCCGCGTTGGCGACAAACACGCCCGTGCCGCTGGCCCCGATGGTGTAGGCACCGGCATCGGCATTGTGTTTGGCGTCGATCACGTCCGTGCCATCGGCCCAGTCTTTGATCTGGGTTCCATTGAGCAGCACCGACACTTGTTTGGGGTCGAAGACGGACATGGGATTCCTTTATCGGTCAAAGTGGATGATGACGTCCACCGCATGGATGGCACCGGCCAGCTTCACGGCGATCTGGATGGGCGGTGCGCGGCGGGCTTGGCGATCAGAGGTCGATAAGGTGTCCACTGAATCGGCCCAGACATAAAAACCAGCCTCCAGGTAATCGCCGGTGGCCAGCGCACCGAAGGCCTGCCCGTTCCAGAGGCCAGGGGAAAAGGCGCCGTTACGAACACCTATCTGATGGGCGCGTTATTTTCGCCGATGACATCGCAAAAGAGGCCGGAGTCACTGAAGCAGATACAAAAGCGTTTTTAGCACAAACAGGCATACAGATTCAGAGAACGCGCACCGTGGAAGGTCATCGCATACGTATGCGCCTTACCAACGGCCAAAGCTGGCTGAGCAAGCCGTATGATTTTCCGTGCAAATTCATCCGTTCTGTCATACCTACTCAAAATCTGTTTAAACAGATTCAAAGCTGACTTCCTGCTTCACAGAGGCCGGTTTCACCGCCGTCTTGCGACGAGGGCCAGTGCCTTCCTCTCCACAGGCTGATAACGTGGAACTCACGGCCATGTTCTTCAAATTAACCGCAGCGTTCACGTCGCGATCATGACGTGTGCCGCACCCCAAACACGCCCACTGGCGCACCGAGAGCGGCAATTCCTTGAGCGTGTGCCCGCACGTCGAGCACATCTTGCTACTGGCAAAGAAACGATCAGCCACCACAACCTGCCCACCACGCATCGTCGCCTTGTATTCAAGCTGCCGCCTGAATTCAAAAAAGCCCATATCGGCGATGGAACGTGCCAAATGGCGATTCTTAACCATGCCTTTGACAGTCAGGTTCTCAATGCCAATGGTGTGAAAGCGCCGGGTAAAATCGCTGGTGAGTTTGTGGAGTGCATCTAAGCGAATTGCTGCAATCCGTGCATGTAGATGCGCCAATGTCGCTTTGGCTTTGTGACGATTGGTAGAACCTTTGACTTTATGCGACACACTGCGTGAAAGCCTGCGCACGCAACCCAGCAGCGCCCTGTGGGGCCTGGGGCCACAGATTGTTTCTCCGGTTGAGAGCGTTGCCAGCGCCAACACACCCAGATCAACATCCACCGCGCCTTGGTTTTCAGCTTGAGGTAGATGTGATGGATCGGGCACTTCCACGGTGATGCTAACAAACCAACGTGCAGCCACACGCGACACGGTGGCTGACATGATTCTGCCGGCAAAGCGCAACGTCTCACGCATGCGCACCCAGCCCAGGCGAGGAATGCGAATGCGTGAAGCGTCAAGGTCAAACTGGTCATTGGTCAGCGTGAATCGGTCATGCACGCCCTTTTACGGAACTTCGGATACTTGGCACGACCTGCGAAGAAGTTCTGAAATACCTGCCCCAACTGGATGATCGCCATTTGAGGCGCGTTCTTGGTGACTTCGCCCATCCATGGAAACTGCTCGCGCTTGATCGCGTTCAGTTGCCGCCGCAAGGAATGTTGCGATGGCTTGGGAAGGGCACTGTCCAACGTACATGCTTCATATTGATGCCTCCATTCGGCTAACGCCCGGTTATAGGCAAAACGGGCCACACCTGCCGCACGCAACAGGTGGGTCTCCTCCACATTTTAGGGTCCAGTGCAATACGGTGGGCCATCAGCATGGCGATGCCTCTACCGCTGTCTTCACGGCCTCCAGCAATTTCTGGTTCTTGCGGGAACGGCTGCCGTACAACCGTGCACTAAACACAGTGATGATCTCCAGCACATCTTTGGCAAGGTCTTCTTCAAAGCTTGTGTCTTGGCCCTGGTTGAGAATGACCACTTCAACATTTTTGGCATCGCACAGCGCCAACACCAGTTCAGCACCAAAGCGCAACAAACGATCCTTGTGAGTGATGACCAGCCGTCCTATCTGACCTTGATGATGGCATCAAGCAGCCGTTTCAAGCCCTTCTTGTGGTAGTTCATACCTGAACCAAGATCAGCGATGACCTCGAATGTCCAGCTCTGTTGGGCGCAGTACAACTCCAGTACCTGCTTTTGCCGTTCCAGATCATCCTTCTGATCGTGGCTGGAGACACGGCCATAGGCCACAGTACACCGGTTGGCCTCGGCTTGGGCACGAAACATCTCAGGGCGCAGTTTCGCCATATCGTAGCGGCGATGACCGCCGACGGTATGCTCGGCGATCAACCAGCCTGACGCTTCCCAGCGCCGTGATCGACACCCCAAATGCCTGTGCCGCTTCGCCAATGCCAACTAATCTCTCCATTTATGAAGAGTGTAATGCATATTTGATCACATCATAGAGAAGCTGTTAAAACCCTGCTGCTTCAGGAGGCCGTGGAAGCGCTCCAGTGGACGAAGGCGAACCAACGCCCCACCTTCGGCCTCTCAGATCGCGCATGGTTGGCCTGCGATGTGTTTAAGCGCGCATGGCGCAACGCGCATCCGGCCATTGCCGCGTTTTGGCAGGCGTTGCAGTGCGCAGTCACAGACGCCATCGGCCACCCCGAAACGGCGCACACCTGCTGCGGTATCACAGTGCAGTACAGCCGTGCATGGCTGCGTCTGCGTCTGCCGTCGGGGCGGGTGCTTTACTACGCCGCTCCCAGAGTCGATGAGCACGGCGCACTGTCCTACATGGGCACGCATCCGATAACGCGCAAATGGACGCGCATCACCACCTACGGCGGCAAGCTGGTCGAGAACATCACCCAAGCCGTCAGCCGTGACGTGTTGGCCGCCTGCATGCCTGCGATTGAAGCAGCCGGTTACAGCATCGTGCTTACCGTGCACGACGAGATCATTACCGAAGCCGATGACAACGCCGCTTTCAATGCCGCGCACTTGGCCGCACTCATGGCCACACCGCCACCCTGGGCACAGGGGTTGCCCTTAGCGGCGGAAGGCTTTGAAACCCACCGGTATAGGAAGCAATGATGACCATTCCCCGTGAGCGGATAATCGAACGTTATTTAGTGGCCCAGGTCAGGGCCAAGGGCGGTGAAATCCGCAAGGTGAAATGGGGGGGCCGCCACGGTGCGCCGGATCGCATCGCCATGCTGCCCGAGGGGCGCACCCTGTGGGTGGAACTCAAAGCCCCAGGCCAGCAGTGCACACCGCATCAAGTCCGTGAGCATGAGCGCATGCGCGGCATGGGCCAGCGCGTGGTCGTGGTCGATTCCTTAAAAGGCGTGGATGAGGTGCTGGCGTGACTCAAGAATGCGATTTAGCTAGCAACACCATGATGCCTACTATGGCAATAAAGCACATCCACCTCATCTGCCGCATATCTCGGTCAAAGCGCTGCTTACTGTCTAGTTGTACAAGGTGTTGTTCCATTTTCGCCTCAAGAGATGTCTCCAACTCACGTAGGTCTCTTTTTGTCACAAATTGCTGCAGATTCCTTTCTAGCACCTCTGCTAACGCTTTGGCTTCGGCTTCCGCGTGTGCAGCTGGAATACCAGCGCTTTTAAGCCGATGCGCAAAACTAAACGTATCAATCATCACTGATCAACCTAACTTTAATTGCGAGTGTAGCGGCACTTATCTGCATCAATATGCACTAGGTGTGGGTCAGAAAAATGTTCTGACTATCAGCGCAATGAGGCTGGTTACGATCACACCGAACATCCATTTTAGTAGCAGCATTTCGCCTTTTATTTCAACGAAGCGTTGGTCTACTTGGGCGAAGCGCTGGTCCATGTTTTTATCCAGCTGTGCAAAGTCTTTAGCAATTTGTTCAAAGCGCTGGTCAACCTGCGCGAAGCGCTGGTCTATTTTCTCAAAGCGCTGGTCAACTTGCGCAAAGCGCGTATTCACCTGGGCAAAGCCTTCCTTCATATCCGCTTCAAGACGCGCCAATGCCTTACCGTTTTTAGATTCAGACTCAGCAAGGCCTTGTAAATTTATTTCTAGCACTTCGGCCAAGGCTTCGGCTTCAGCCTCCGCATGGGCCGCAGGAACCCCTGCCGTTTTCAGCCGGTTCGCAAATTTAAGCGTATCGAACGCTACAGATGTCACACACACCCCCGCTTTAGCTCCATGTGGTGGCGAGTATAGCAGCGCGCCTCCCGCCCATCCTGAAACGCTGCACGGAGCGTTGGCATGAACCTGCGCCCCTACCAACACACCATCGTTGATTTCATCCTGACGCACCCACGCTGCAATTTGTTTGTGCCCATGGGTTTGGGGAAGACAGTAGCCACGCTGACGGCGTTAGATGTGCTTCTGGTGGTGGAAGACATTGCGCCTATTTTGGTGATTGCTCCGCTGCGCGTTGCGGCCACGACATGGCCGGATGAGGTGGCCAAGTTCCCCCATTTGCGCCATCTGCGGGTGTCCGTGGTCGTGGGTAGTGCGGCGGCACGTCGCCACGCCTTGGAGCAGGAGGCGGATATCTACTGCATTAATTACGACACTCTGAAATGGTTAGTGGAGTTTTACAAGGACCGTTGGCCGTTCCGTATGGTGGTCGCCGATGAGTGCTCCAAGCTGAAAGGGTTCCGGCTGCGGCAAGGAACACGGCGCGCCCGCGCACTGGCCACGCATGTGCATACCAAGGTGGAGCGCTACGTTGGGTTGACCGGCACGCCCGCGCCAAATGGGCTACAGGACCTGTGGGCGCTGATGTGGATGGTGGATCGTGGGGCACGGCTTGGGGCGCATTTTAAAGCGTTTATCGATCGCTGGTTCCGTGCGATGCAGATCGGCAGTGATCCGCATGCGGTGCGCTTTGTGCCCACGCCACATGCATCTCAAGAGATTCAAGACAAGATACGCGATATCTGTTTATCACTTGATCCACATGCGTACTTCGATTTATGCCAGCCGATTGTCAATACGATTCGCGTTGCGTTGCCAGCACATGCGCAACGTCTGTACAAGGCGATGGAACAAGATATGTTCATCGCCTTGGAATGCGGTGCTGAAGTAGAAGCCTTTAACGCTGCCAGTAAAACCATAAAATGCCTGCAACTGGCCAATGGTGCGCTGTACACCGATGACACACGTCAGGCCTGGGAAGTCGTGCACGATGCGAAATTAGAGGCGCTGCACGACATTATCGAAGAAGCCGCCGGTATGCCGGTATTGGTGGCGTATCACTTTAAAAGTGATGTCGCACGGTTGCAGCGTGCCTTCCCCAAGGGGCGTGCTTTGGACAAACACCCCGACACGATCCGCGATTGGAATGCGGGGAACATTCCCGTGTTATTTGCCCATCCGGCCAGTGCCGGTCATGGCTTAAATCTGCAAGACGGCGGGAACATTCTGGCCTTCTTCGGCCACTGGTGGGACCTGGAGCAGTACCAGCAAATCATCGAACGCATTGGGCCGACACGTCAGGCGCAAGCCGGACATAAGCGGCCTGTATTTATTCACCACATCGTGGCGGCGGGCACGGTGGATGAATTGGTGATGGCCCGCCGTGAATCCAAACGCGAAGTTCAAGATTTACTGCTAGAGGCAGTGAAACGCAGAGAAACAGGCAAACCACTCACATCACAAGGAGCCATGACGCGATGAGCGCCCCATCAAAGCAGACATGTGGCATGCCCCCAGCCGCTGGTTTATGTCTTTCTAGAAGTGAGGTTGCCGAGTTATGCGGTACTCCGCAACGCGCTCGCCAAGCCGCCTTTCTTAGAAGAAATGGCATTCGGCATTATCTGGATGCGCATGATTGGCCAGTGGTTCTGCGTTCTTCGATTGAAGAGATACCGACGACTCCCATCGTTGCGCCTGTTTGGAAGTCTAATAAGGTCGCTTGATGGGACGTAAGCCAAGCAAAGCAGGTGCGATTCCGAGGTTTCGCGTGCGCCCTCAGAAGTCCGGCGTGGTGTATTACTACTACGATCATGGCGGCAAGCCACGCAAAGAGACGCCACTAGGACGCGACTACGGTTTAGCCATCAAGCGGTGGGCTGAGCTGGAGCATGCGCAGATCACTCCTGCCATTGCGGTGACGTTCCGCCATGTGGCCGAGCGTTACCGCGCTGAGGTGATCCCGACAAAGGCCCGCAGTACGCAACAGATGCATCACATCTATTTGAACTACCTGTTGCAGTTTTTTGACGATCCCCCCGCGCCGTTTGAGGCTATTAGGCCGGTAGACATCCGTAAGTATCTAGATTGGCGGCCCTTTAAGGTAAGCGCTAATCGTGAGATATCCGTATTTTCACATCTTTGTAATTGGGCGCGGAGTAAGGGGATTACTGATCTCGCCAACCCTTGTGCGGGCATCCGTCGTAATAAAGAGTCAGGCCGCGATGTATACATAGACGATGCAACGTACCGCGCTGTGTACCAAGCAGCGGATCAAACGCTCAGGGATGCAATGGACCTCGCCTACCTGACGGGGCAGCGTGTAAGTGATGTTCTATCTATGGATGAGCGCCATATTGTTAATGGCGCTTTGGAGATTTGCCAAGCTAAAACAGGTGCGAAATTAGCGATTGCGATTACGGGTGAGTTAGCAGTTTTAATAAAGCGTATTTTTGATCACAAGCGGGGGTTAAAGCTGCGTAGTACACGTTTGATTGTGGATGAAAAAGGCTTTGGGCTAGGTTGCATGGCGCTGCGCTACAGGTTCAAGAAGGCGCGTGCTGCCGCAGGGATCGCCAAGCAGGCATTCCAATTCCGTGATCTACGCGCCAAAGCGGCGACCGATAAGGCGGATTTGGCGGGCGATATACGTCAAGCGCAAGCACAGTTGGGGCATACCTCGGTGGTGATGACAGAGCACTATGTACGTAAACGCAAAGGAGCGAAGGTGACACCTACGCGGTGAATTGAGGAGTAACTTCAATAGTGCGGAGCGGGCATATTTTTGTATATCAATTGATCATAATCATGATTCATCCCCCATCCATCAACAGAAACCAAGCCTGTTCGGCTTCAGCTAACCGTCTGGCAGCATGCTCGCGCTCATCGCCAAGACGCCTCATCACTTCGCCATTGGCATAATTGACCGGATCGGCAAGCTTGCGATCCAATTCGGCCAAGAGCGTCTCCAATTCGCTCACATGCTTTTCCGCAACCAATAGCTTTTGTGAGTTGACCGACTTTTTCACTGGGAGTTGAGAAGCAAGCGATTTGGCAGTCAACGAAGCCTGTGGCTGATTGACCTCCTCTGTCTTGGCGCGCACACCACGTGCCGCGGGCCGTGTCCGCAGCCAAGCAGCGTATTGGTCAAGATCACCAGCAAACGGCTCGACCACACCATCAGCAACACGCCAAAACGTGTCGCACACTAAGCCAATCAAGTGACGGTCGTGCGAGACCATCACAATCGCTCCATCAAAATCACTCAGCGCCTCAGCCAAGGCTTCGCGCATCTCTAGATCCAGGTGGTTGGTGGGTTCATCAAGTAACAAAACATTCGGCTGCCGCCAAGCAATCAACGACAATGCCAAGCGCGCACGCTCACCTCCGGAAAAACCATCCACAGGTTCAAAGGCACGATCTCCAGGAAAATTCCATTTACCCAAAAAGTCGCGTATGGATTGGATCGGTGCTTGCGGCGCAAGGGTACGGAAATGATCAATCGGCGATTGTCCCTCGTGCAGTGATTCAACCGTGTGCTGTGCAAAATAGCCAATACGCACATCAGGATGAGCGATGCGCTCCCCCGTCAAAGGGGCCAGGTCACTCACCAATGTTTTGACCAGGGTCGATTTTCCGGCACCATTGGGACCAAGCAACCCAATACGGTCTCCCGCCTCAAGTCCAAAATCAACACGATGAAGAATCACGGCAGGCTGCGAAGGTGCTGCCGCATGAATATCAACAGGTGGAGGATCGGAGGGTGTAGACGGGGACAATACCGAATAACCGCAATTCACCTGGCGCAGCGTAATCAAGGAATGTGGTTGTTTGGTTGGCGGTGCAAACGTGATACGGAATTCACGCTCCATACGGACAGCCTCCGTTCCAGCCAACTTTTCTAAGCGTTTGATCCGGCTTTGTGCCTGCTTGGCTTTTGATGCTTTGGCCTTGAAACGGTCAATGAAGCTCTGCAAGTGAACACGCTCGGCCTGCTCTTTCTCAAAAGCAATCTGTTGCTGGCGTAGTTGCTCGGCACGTTGACGCTCGAAGTCCGTGTAGCCGCCCACGTATAGTTTGGCGTTACCATCATGCAAATGCAGGATATGGGTGGCAACGTTATCCAAAAACTCACGGTCATGACTAATCAGCAGCAACGTACCAGGGTACTTCTGCAACCATTGTTCTAACCAGAACACGGCATCCATATCCAGATGGTTGGTTGGTTCGTCCAGTAACAACAGATCACTGGGCATCATCAGTGCACGTGCCAGGTTCAAGCGGACGCGCCAGCCACCAGAGAACGTCGAGACAGCACGCCGCTGCGTCTGTGTGAGAAAACCCAGGCCATGCAGCAATTTACCTGCACGTGCTTCGGCGTCGTAACCGCCGATCTCGGCTAAGCGCTGATGGGCAGCGGCTACCGCCTCCCAATCTTCGCGTGCATTCGCCTCTGCCTCGACACGCAGGACCTCGGCAACCACATCATCACCACTGAGTACAAAGTCCAGGGCCAGATCCGACAAGGAGGGGGTTTCCTGCGCAACACTGGCAATACGTAATTTTCCAGGTAACTCAACATTGCCTTTGTCCGCTTCCAATTCTCCACGTATCGCTGCGAACAGACTGGACTTGCCAACACCATTGCGACCAACCACGCCAACACGATCCCCCGCATGCAAGGTGATATCAACATTGGACAGCAACAACCGCCCACCGCGGCGCATTGCAAAATGACGTAGAGAGATCAT